AATGTTCACAGATAAAGTTGTCCCGATATCCGTTAACTATCCGTTTTTCTTCAAACCGATCCAGGATGGTATGGATCGTCCTAAGACCGAACTGGCATATAGAGTCCCAGCTTCGAAACTTACTAGACGTAAACTAGAAACAAACGAACAGTTAAGAGAATTAGAAGGATTAGATACAACAATAGATTGGAAAAATACAGGAGATAACTCTTACGATGGTGAAAAATTAAAGTTATTAGCGCATGATGAAAGTGGTAAGTGGGAAAGACCTGATAATATATTAAACAACTGGAGAGTCACAAAAACTACATTAAGACTAGGGCGTAGGATCGTAGGCAAGTGTATGATGGGCTCAACTTCAAACGCATTAGATAAAGGTGGGAACAACTTTAAAAAACTCTACTACAATTCAGACGTTACAAAAAGAAATAGAAATGGACAAACAAGTAGCGGACTCTATTCTCTTTTCATCCCTATGGAATGGAACTACGAAGGATTCATGGATACTTTTGGATCACCTGTATTCACTACGCCGGAAAATAAAACAATCGGAGTTGACAATCTCCCAATTGAAACAGGAGTAATAGAGCATTGGGAGAACGAAGTAGAAGGATTAAAGTCAGATCAAGATAGCTTAAATGAATATTACAGACAGTTTCCAAGAACTGAACAACACGCTTTTAGAGATGAAGCAAAAGAATCTTTATTTAATCTAGTTAAAATATATGAGCAAATAGATTACAATGATGAAGTTGTAAACTCAGCAAATATAACTAGAGGAAGCTTTCAATGGGAGAGCGGCATAAAAGATACTAAAGTAATATTTTATCCAAATAAAAACGGTAGATTTCTAATATCGTGGGTTCCACCTAAAAATCTTCAAAATCAAGTAATTATAAAAAATGGACTTAAATACCCTGGAAACGATCATGTCGGAGCATTTGGTTGTGATTCTTATGATATTAGTGGTACTGTCGACGGCAAAGGGTCTAATGGATCACTACATGGATTAACTAAGTTTTCAATGGAAGATGCGCCGCCTAACCACTTCTTTTTAGAATATATATCTAGACCTCAAACTGCAGAAACATTTTTTGAAGATGTATTGATGGCTTGTGTTTTTTATAGTATGCCTATACTATGTGAGAATAACAAACCTAGATTATTGTATTATTTTAAAAGAAGAGGATATAGAGGTTTTAGTATGAACCGTCCTGATAAAATATGGAACAAGCTTTCTAAAACCGAAAGAGAAATAGGTGGTATACCTAACTCAAGTGAAGATATTAAACAAGCACACGCGGCTGCAATAGAAACATATATAGAGGAAAATATAGGTTTAGTTGGAGATGGGTATGGAAATATGTATTTTCAACAGACTTTAGAAGACTGGGCGGTGTTTAATATAAACAATAGAACTAAGCATGATGCATCAATAAGTTCTGGTTTAGCTATAATGGCTTGCAATAAAAACAAATATAAACCTAACGCCAATAGACAGTTTAAACCATTGAGTTTAAAATTTAATGTATATGACAACGAAGGAATTATTTCAAAAATTAAAAAATAAATGATTTACAATAGCACTAACAGTTCATTTCCGGATCAAGTAGTTTCAGCCGAAGAAAAAGCAAGTTTTGATTATGGCTTAAGAGTTGCGTTGGCTATAGAGGGAGAATGGTTTAGAAACAATAGAGGAGGTGAAAGATTTATAATGAATTATAATAACTTTCACAGGTTGAGACTATACGCACGTGGGGAACAACCGATTCAAAAGTACAAAGATGAATTATCTATAAATGGAGACTTATCATACTTAAACTTAGATTGGCAGAACGTACCTGTTATTCCCAAATTTGTAGACATAGTTGTAAATGGTATATCAAGTAGAAATTACGCTATAAATGCTTATGCACAGGATCCTACGTCAACTGCACAAAGAACATCTTATGCAAATAAACTTTTAAAAGATGTAAGGCAAAGAGAGCTATTAGCTAGAATACAACAGGTTACTGGAGCTGATTTGTCAGATGGAACAGCAGCTAAACTTGGTTTAGAAAATGAAGATGATATAAAACTTCATTTACAGTTAACATATAAACAGTCCATAGAAATAGCTGAAGAAGAATTAATAGATAATGTTTTAGCTAAAAACAAATATGACTTAATTAATAAAAGATTAAATTACGATTTAACAGTATTAGGTATTGGATGTGTAAAAACTTCTTTCAATAAGTCTAACGGCGTGACTGTGGATTATGTAGATCCGGCTAATATAGTATACTCGTATACAGAAGATCCTAACTTTGAAGATATATATTATGTTGGTGAAGTAAAGTCTATACCATTAGTTGAAATTAAAAAAGAATTTCCATGGTTGACAGATGAAGAGCTGAAAAAAATACAACAGTTCCAAGGTAACACTGAGTACACTAGAAACTGGAATGGTAGAAGTGACAATCAAACTGTTCAGGTTTTATACTTTGAGTGGAAATCATATTTAGACCAAGTATTTAAAATAAAATATACTGAGAACGGATTAGAGAAAGCAATAGAAAAACCAGATACTTTTAATCCTGAACCTAATGATAATTTTGAAAGAGCGTCTAGAGCTATAGAAGTATTATATAGTGGTGCTAAAATACTAGGTATGGAGATGATGTTAGACTGGGGGTTATCTGAAAATATGACGAGACCTTTTTCTAATAGCGTTAAAGTAAATATGAATTATAATATTGTAGCGCCTAGAATGTATAAAGGTCGTATAGAATCATTAGTTAGTAGAATAACTAGTTTTGCTGACATGATACAATTAACTCATTTAAAATTACAGCAAGTAATGTCTAGAGTAACACCTGATGGTGTTTACTTAGATGTAGATGGTTTAGCGGAAATAGATCTTGGCAATGGTACAAATTACAATCCTCAAGAGGCTTTAAATATGTACTTTCAAACAGGTAGTATAGTTGGTAGATCGTTAACTCAAGATGGTGATTTAAACCATGGCAAAGTTCCTATACAAGAGCTACAGTCTTCTAGTGGACAAGCTAAGATCGCTTCGTTAATACAAACTTATCAGTATTATTTACAAATGATAAGAGATGTAACCGGCTTAAATGAAGCTAGAGATGGAAGTTCTCCTGATCCTAATTCATTAGTAGGTCTACAAAAACTAGCCGCTGCAAACAGTAATACAGCAACAAGGCATATACTTCAAGCAAGTTTATTTTTGACCTTGAGAACTGCAGAGAATATATCACTTAGAGCAGCAGATGCTTTATCATTTCCTTTAACTAGAGAGGTACTAATAAAAAGCATCTCTAAATTTAATACTGAAACATTAACAGAGTTAATACAACTTAACCTACATGATTTTGGTATATTTTTAGAACTAGAACCAGACGAAGATGAAAAAGCACAGCTAGAACAAAATATTCAAGTAGCACTACAAGGAGGACAAATATTTTTAGAAGATGCTATAGACTTAAGAGAAATAAGAAATTTAAAATTAGCAAATCAAGTTTTAAAACAAAGGAGGTTAAAGAAGCAGGCTTTAGATCAACAGCAACAACAAGCAAATATTCAAGCACAATCTCAAGCAAATGCTCAAGCTGCTGAAAGAGCTGCAGCTGCTGAGATGCAGAAAGCTCAAGCTCTTAATCAAACAAACGTTCAATTTGAGCAAGCTAAGTCACAGTTTGAGATACAGAAAATGGAAAGAGAAGCTCAGATTAAAAAAGAATTAATGGAGCAAGAATTTCAGTATAACCTACAACTAGCTCAAGCTAGTGTTCAAAGAGATAAAGAAAAAGAACAATTTATAGAAGATAGAAAAGATAAAAGAACAAAAATACAAGCCACTCAACAAAGCCAAATGATACAACAAAGACAGCAAGATGGTTTACCAACAGACTTTGAATCAGCTGGCAATGACAATTTAGGTGGTTTTGCAGCAGAGCAATTTATGCCTCGCTAATAACAATTATATAATATCATATCATGTCAAAATCAGGAAAACTAAAAATAAACAAAGAAAGATTACCTAAAACAAAAAAAGAACAAACAAGTAAAGATGCCATTCAAGAGTCAAAAACAGAGGAAGTTGTGTTACAGTCTGATGAGAAGAAGGAAGAACAAGAAGTGGGACTGCAAGAAGTGGGACAAACACACGAAGAACAAAAGACTACCGATAAAGTTGAAGAAGTAACTATTATTGAAGATAAGGAAGAAATAGAAAAACCTAAAGAAGTTGTACAAAATACTGTACAAGTTCCAGAAAATTTAGAAAAAGTCGTTTCTTTTATGAATGAAACAGGAGGTAACCTAGAAGACTACGTTAGACTTAATGCAGATTATAGTAACGTAGATGAAAAAACATTATTAAGAGAATATTATAAAAGTACTAAACCACATTTAGATGTTGATGAAATAAACTTTATATTAAGTGATAAATTTTCATATGACAAAGATGTGGCTGATGATCGTGAGATAAAAAAGAAAAATCTTGCGATGAAAGAAGAAATTGCTAAAGCTAAAACGCATCTAGTTGGACTAAAAGATAAATATTACGAGGAAATCAAGTTGAGATCTAATGTAACTAAAGAACAGCAAGAGGCTTTAAACTTTTTCAATAGATATAAAGAGAATGTAGACAAAAAAACAAAACAACATTCTGAGTTTGTGAATAAAACTAAAAACTATTTTTCAAGTGAATTTGAAGGTTTCGATTTTAATGTGGGAAATAAAAAGTTTAGATATAAAGTATCAAACGTAGATAACATTGTTAAAAACCAGTCAGACGTTGGAGATTTTCTAAAGACGTTCTTAGATGAAGATGGAAACGTCACAGATACAGCTGGTTACCATAAAGCTATATACTCTGCTAAAAACATAGACAAGATTGCTAATCATTTTTATGAACAAGGTAAAGCTGATGGAGTTAAAAACATTACGGCTAACGCTAATAATATAACAACAGAAGCAAGGAAAGTTCCTAATGACACTATGTACTTAAATGGATTACGCGTCAAAGCTATTAACGGTGTAGATACATCTAAATTAAAAATTAAAAAACGAAAGTAAATTTAAACTAAAATGGGAGAATTTGTAAACAATGGTGCACCCGGAGGAATTGGAGCTTTTCCAGCTTCTTTAGCACCATCTCAAAACAAAGTTGTTCTTGAGAGCAACTACTTGAAATTTGACGGTGAGGACGGCGTTAACTTTTCACAACAATACCTACCTGAGCTTTACGAAGCAGAAGTAGAGAGATACGGAAACAGAACTTTATCTGCTTTCTTGAGAATGGTTGGAGCTGAAATGCCAATGACTTCAGATCAAGTTATCTGGTCAGAGCAAAACAGACTTCACGTTTCTTATAACGAAGTTGTTATTGCTAGCACAAACAGTATTGATATTACTGTTCCTGCTGAAAACACAGGTAACTGTGCTATTAGAAAAGGACAAACAGTTGCTATATCTAACGGCTATACTACAGTAAAAGCTTATGTTACCGCTGCTCCGACAGGTGCTGGTGTAGCATGGAACGTTACTGTTGAATGCTATCAGTTTGCTGATTTAGCTGCTGCTGGATTAGCTAATGGAGACAATGTAACTGTATTTGTTTACGGTTCTGAGTTTGCTAAAGGTACAGAAGGAATGGACACAGCTATTGAGCCAGTATTGACTCAGTTTAGCAACAAACCAATTATCATTAAAGACTTTTTCGAAGTATCAGGTTCTGATGCTGCACAAATCGGTTGGGTAGAAATAGCTACTGAAGAAGGTGCATCTGGATACCTATGGTATTTAAAGTCTGAGTCTGAAACAAGATTAAGATTTGAAGATTATCTTGAAATGGCAATGGTTGAAGGTGAACTAAGATCAGCTACTAGTGGTATTCCTGCTGGTGATAAAATCGAAGGTACACAAGGTATGTTCGCTGCTATCGAAGAAAGAGGCTTAGTATATGAAGACTTTGCTGCTGCTCCAGTTCCTGCTAATGGTTCACTAGGAGATTTTGATAATATCCTACAGCAATTAGACAAGCAAGGTGCTATTGAAGAAAACATGTTATTCTTGAACAGATCTACTGCTCTTGACTTTGATGATATGTTAGGCGCAATTGGTGCTGGCTACGACGGAGGTACTTCATATGGTCTTTTTGACAATGAAGCTGATATGGCGTTGAACTTAGGTTTTTCTGGTTTTAGAAGAGGTTCTTATGACTTTTATAAAACTGACTGGAAATATCTAAACGATGCTTCTACTAGAGGGTTAACTAAAGACATCGATGGTGTTTTAGTTCCAGCTGGTACAACAACTGTTTATGATCAAATGATGGGATCAAATATCCGTAGACCTTTCTTACACGTACGTTACAGAGCTTCTGAAGCGGATGATAGAAGAATGAAGTCTTGGGTGACTGGTTCTGTAGGTGGAGCTTATACTTCATCTTTAGATGCGATGCAGATTCACTTTTTATCTGAAAGATGTTTAGTGACTCAAGCTGCTAATAACTTTGTGTTATTTACAGCTACTGCTAACCCTGCATAAGGAAAAACAATAAGATCCCGCTTCGGCGGGGTCTTTTTTATTTATTATATTATATTAAATTATGGAAACAAAAACAAAAAAATCTTCACCAAAAAGTGAAGTAAAAAAAGATACTTGGGAAATTAAAGATAGATATTATCACTTACTGAATAATAGAACTCCTTTAAATTATACAATAAACTCTAGGCATTCTTCACGTAAGCCATTACTGTATTGGGATGAAACTACTAATAGTCAAAGAGAACTAAGATATGCCACTAACCAAAACTCTCCTTTTGTGGACGAACAAAAAGGACAGGTAACACTTGGTCATATAACTTTTGAAAATGGTGTATTAATGGTTCCTAGAAGAAACCAAGCTTTACAAAAGATGCTTTCTTTATATCATCCAAATAGAAATAAAACATTTGCAGAAAAAGACGCGGTTGTAGAAGCTAGTAATGACTTAGCTTACTTAGAGTATGAAGCTAAAGCTATGATGACAGCTTTTGAAGTGGATATTGATCAAGCAGAGGCGATATTAAGAGTTGAAGTTGGTTCTAATGTTGATAAGATGAACTCTAAGGAAATAAAAAGAGATTTAATACTATTAGCTAAGACTAATCCAGTATTGTTCTTAGAACTAGCCAATGACGAAAATGTAATGTTAAGAAACTTTGCTATAAAAGCAAAAGAAGCTGGAATAATTAAATTATCTCAGGATAACAGAACTTTTAGTTGGGGAGCTAATGGGAAAAAATTAATGACAATTCCTTTTGAAGAAAACCCTTACTCAGCTATGGCAGCATGGTTTCAAACTGATGAAGGTTTAGAAGTTTATAAATCTATAGAGAAAAAGTTCTCATAACATGTAACTATATATAAAGGCGGCAAATCGCCGCCTTTTTTTTAAAATATTAATAATGGCAATAAACGCAAATACAGTATACCAAACCGTTTTACTTATATTGAATAAAGAGCAGAGAGGATACATGACTCCATTAGAATTCAATAAAACTGCAACACAGGTTCAGTTGGAAATATTTGAAAGCTATTTCGAAGATTTAAACCAACAACTTAGACTACCTGAAAACGATACTGCATACGCTAACAGGGTTAAACATATTGAAGAAAAAATAAGTATATTCGAAACATCTGCTAATGTTAGCACTGTTTTACCTACAGATTGCCATAGAGTAGGCACACTAGTTTACTATAAACCTAATACTAATAAAGTTATTGAATTCGAAAAAGTGTCGGTTCACGAATATAATTTAATAACTACATCTCCACTCACAGCTCCGTCAGTTGATTTTCCAATATATTACTTAACATCACAAAATACTATAAATGTATATCCTATAGGATTAAATCTTCAAGGAAACGTTAGATTAAACTATATTAGAAAACCTAAAGATGTAGAATGGGCTTATTCTGTGGACTCTAGCAACGGCGCTTATATATGGTCAGGCTTAGGGTCTGGTCAAAACTTTGAAATCGACGACAGTGAACAAACAGAGCTTATATTAAAAATATTAGCTTATGCTGGTATAATAATAAGAGATCCTCAAATAATACAAACAGCATCTGCGATGGCTCAGCAACAAGATCAAAACGAAAAATCATAAATTATGGCTAACTCACCTAACGGCGGTTTAATAACAGAAACTAATTACCAGTATTATGAGGGACAACAAATTATAAACATAACTAGTCCTACTACATTCTTTAATTTCAACTCTTTTAATACTACGTTGGTAGATGAAACCACAAATGGAAATGCTAATTACATAATAGAGTATTCCCCTTTAAACTCTTCTCAACCTGTATTTACACCTTTGCTTTTAGAGCAATATAGTTCTGAAAACAACGGGGTAACTATTTATTTTGAAGATCCACTTAATCCAGGTGTTTATGACCAACCTGTACCAGCTAATAGTATCATAAGATGTAGGTTAGTTATACCTTCTAAATGGGAAAACTATGGAGGTTATGAGTACGTTAATTTAACAGATATAGTAAACAACTTCATGGTTGGATATGTAGGTACTGATAAAATAATTCAACACGTTAAGAGATCTGATGTAATATTCCACGCTAAGAGAGGTTTACAAGAATTTAGTTATGATACTTTAAAAAGCGTTAAATCTCAAGAATTAACTATTCCTCCAAGTCTTTCTTTAATAATACCTCAAGACTATGTTAATTACGTTCAAATGTCATGGGTTGATTCTATTGGTGTTAAACATATTATTTATCCAACAACACTAACTAGTAATCCTTATAATGTTCCAGCCCAAGATCAATTAGGAGTTCCTACACAAGATAACTTTGGTGAAAACGTTGAAACAACTTCACTAACTAACGAAAGATGGAAAAAAGCAAATGACTTAAATATAACAGGTCAAGCTGCTCAATGGATGTTCGGGAATGCTAATGTCTACAACTGGCAATGGTGGAAAGCTGCTTATGGAGAAAGATATGGATTAGATCCATTGTACACTAATGAGAATGGATGGTTTACTATAGATAGAAGAGAGGGTAAGTTTTCTTTTAGTAGTAACTTAAGAGGTAAGTTAATAATACTTAGTTATATATCAGACGGGTTAGCTTATGATGAAGATATGAAGTTTCCTAAAATGGCTGAAGAAGCTATTTATGCTCATATAGCGTATTCAATACTATCAAACAAACGAAACATACCAGAGTATATAGTTCAAAGATTTAAAAAAGAGAAAAGAGCTAAATTGAGAAATACAAAAATAAGATTAAGCGATATTAAATTAGAAGCTTTTACTCAAGTTATGAGAGGAAAATCTAAGTGGATTAAACACTAAAATATAATGGCAGAAGTAAAAAACACGTTCATCAAGTCTAAGATGAACAAAGATTTAGACGATAGATTAATTCCAAATGGTGAATATAGAAATGCTGTAAACATAAACGTATCAAAGTCTGAAGGTCCAGACGTAGGCGCTATGGAAAATGTTTTGGGTAATATTTCTATTGAGGATTTTGGTTTAGCATTAGATGAGAATATATCTATAATAGGTAAGTTCATGGACTTGTCTAATGATTTTATATTTGTTTTCATGACAGATTATACTGACTCTTCTCCAGATAAATTAAGCAACTTCGCTCCATCTTCGGCTAATCATTATATATGGAAATATGATTTAAGAAGTGATCAACCTACTTTAATTATAGGTCCACAAGGAAATCTTACATCAGGTCAAAGTTTTTTAAATTTTTCAAAAACTCACCCCATTGACAATATTAATTTGATAGAAGATTTATTGTTTTGGACTGATAATAGAAACCAACCAAGAAAAATAAATATAGAAAGAGAATTAGGTTACTATACTAATGAAGATCAAATATCAGTAGCTAAATATTATCCTTACCAACCTATACAGTTGTTTGATGAGGTTATAACTGGAATTACTATTATAAACTCTGGAACAGGCTATCAAACATGTTCTAATAATCCAAACTCTTGTGGTGTTCCAATGCTCGCAACTTTTGGCGCTCCAGGAAGTGGTTTAACTGTTAACATAACTGGCGTAAGTAATCCTAGTGGTAATTTCCCACCAACAGGTGGGGTAACAAACATAGAAATAAACACACCTGGAAATGGGTACGTAGATGGTCAACAGCTTTTTTTGAACACAAAGCAAAACGGCAATGGCTGTCTAATAGAAGTTTCAACAGAGCTTAAATGCACAATGACTAATAAGTCTGAACAATATTTTGCTGCTCCCGAAACAGTTGAAAACGAAAATCCTAATTATGACCCAGAATGGCAAGGTGACATTGATTTTCTACAAGATAAATTTGTTAGATTTAGTTATAGATTTTTATATGAAGATGGAGAGTACTCATTAATTGCTCCATTTACTCAACCTTGTTTTATTCCTAAGCAATATGGTTATTTTAATTCAGTACCATCTTCTGATCCCAATATTACGTGGGAAGTAAATGATCAACAAGAAGCATACGAGTCAACAATAGTTAAGTTTATGGAGAACTTAGTACAGGAAGTAACTTTTGTAATACCCTCTCCTGGCGTTAATCCTTTTGAAAATTTAAGAATAAAAGCTATAGAAATACTATATAAAGACAGTAATCAAGATTCAATAAGGGTTGTAGATACAATAAAAGGTAGATCTTTAGAAGACAACGTGTTTGCTAACGCTTTTTATACTTATAAATCAGAGAAACCTTATAAAGCTTTACCAGCTAGAGAAATAACAAGAGTTTATGATAAGGTTCCAGTTAGAGCTCTTACTCAAGAAGTTTCTGGAAATAGAGTTATATATGGTAATTATGAAGATAGACAATCGTATCCTAAAAACATAGAATATAGAGTTGGTTTTTCAGACAAATGGCAACCTACTAATATAATATCAAACAGACCATTTGCGACTAATGCATCTATAGAATATCCTAATCACAGCGTAAAACAGAACAGAAGTTATCAGGTTGGTATAGTTTTATCTGACCGATATGGTAGACAATCTCCAGTTATATTATCTAGTAGCGATATACCTTTCAATCCTACTACTGGCTTTGGAGGAGATACAATATATGTGCCTTATAGAAATGATTTAAATGTAGTTGGGCCAAACTATGATGAAGCTGTATGGAAATGGCCTGGGTACTCTTTAAAAGTATTATTTAACAATGTTATACCTATGGGGGAAGTTGGAGCTTGGGCTACCGATAATCCTTTAGGTTGGTATTCTTATAAGATTGTTGTTAAGCAACAAGAGCAGGATTATTACAATGTATACTTACCTGGCTTACTAAATGGTTATCCTGGCCGTAGATTTGGAGGTGGTAATGACCAAAATAATATAGCATTTACGCCACTTATAAACGATAATATAAACAAAATACCTAGAAGGTTGAATGAAGTTGGTCCTAATGAAAAGCTTTATGGTAGTGGAGTTTTATTATATGGTAGAGTAACTAATTGGTGGTCACCAGATATATCTTCACCTACTTCATACCCAGGTATAAATTACACTAGACAATTTAATATAGCTCCTGGAAAATACGATGTAGCTGTAACTATAGGTCCTAAGTCAGATTTATCACTAAACGATATTATAATTGATGCATTAATGCCTCCATATGTTGAGGTTCCAGGCACTTCTGGAGATGGAGAATTTCCTTTTTACAATGGAAGTAACAACCCTTTGTTTGCTTCTATAGAACCGTCTTTTGAGCTTATAAACCCTAATACTGTTCCAACACCCCCAGACAACACTATAGGTGTAGTTGGGTATCCATTTATTCAAACCCAAAATAACGATAACTGGACTTCTTTTTCTCCTCAACTAGCGGTATACGAAACTGATCCTACTAAGTCAAAAATAGATATATATTGGGAAACAACATCAGCTGGTTTAATAAGTGAATTAAATGATGAAATAAGAACAGGTGACCCAACCCTACCGTTTGAAGTAGAAGATTGGAACTTCTTTTTACCAGAAGACCAAAGTTTATTACCAACAGGTTTATATGTTACTGATAATTTTTATTTTAAAAATCAATTAGGAAATCAAATAAATGATATAGTAGGAGTAGACAACCTATTAGTGACTGATATATCTTTTCCTACACCTACGGTTTTAAATAATCAATTTACACTAGAATATAATGGAGGTAATACTGCTAGAATTAAGTTAAATCCTAATATAGGTTTAGTGTATTTAGAAAATGTAAATGAAAGAATTTATGAATTTACGTTTGATGTTACTACTAGCTCAGGTGTTGTAACAACATTAACAGTAGAAGGTAATTTATTAAATATACCTCCTAAATTTACTAATTTTGCTAGTAATATAAATCCAACATCTCCTCAAAACTTAAGCTTTAAAGAAGATTTCATAGGTCCTTGGGTTATTGAAGCAACTAACGGAACTAGTGTTGCTGCTAGAGATAAAGAAGAATTAAAATATGAAATAGTAAAACAAGAACAAGTTAATGGTAATTCTATTAATAACTTTATACTAACCACGAGTAACAATGGTAATATTACTACAGCTGAGTTATCAGTAGATCCAAACAATTTATTGTTAACTGGAGATTATTTTATTGAAATAAAAGTTACAGATGCTAATGGAGTTGGTTTGAGTTCGTTCCTTACTATAAATGCTTTTGTTACAGCTCAATCAGTTACTCCCGGATTTTTTGGGCCAACAAACAATTATTACAACTTTTCATTTTCAAATGATATTGATGACAACGATGTGCCTGACACTGAGCCTGTTCTTAATGGAGCAGTTATAAACTTAGGTAATAAGTTTTCTATAGGTTATTGGGATACTCTTCCACCTGATGTTTTCCCGCAAAATCCATTAACAGTTACTGGAGGACAACAATCTCAAGCTTTAGGTATTCCTTGGTTTGGTATGGGTTGGGCTATGACAAAAAGTGATTCTGGTAGTATTTACAACTCAAAAGAGTGGAATTGGGTTAATGGTGATGCTATGGAATTAGAAGGTGGATTACTCTTTGACCATAAAAGAAATAAATGGATTTATCCTTATTATGGAGATCAATTAGGCACTGTGGAATTAGGTTACGCAAAAGCTGATGTGTGGACAGATAACAATAATACTTATAGAACTAAATTTTGGAAAGTTGGTAGATATAGCGAACACCCTTATCCTCTTGCAGCATTTGGAGTTGACCTAAGTGAAGGTACTGTAAACGTTTGTGTTGAGTTTGAATTAAAAGTTAGAGACTGGAGAAGAACATTAGATGACGTCGGTGAAATACTACCTGAATGGTTATTATTTGCAGGGGTTGTTTCGCTTTTTACAAAATATAAACAAGCACCAGAGTTATACTGGATATTAAGATCAGCTGTTGATATACAAACTAGATCTTTAAATCCTTCTAGTGGTAATTACTCTGCTTGGTCTTCTGCTTCGGATATAAACGCTAGGCCTTGTAGAGAAATATTTAATGGTAATTATCAATCTGCGCCTATTGATGCTAACTCGCTGGGTGAAGCTTTTGATAAGTCATATTCACAATCTGTAAAAGCAACTGAAACATCAGAGGCTGATTCTAATGTGCAATTGTTTTTTAATGCACCAAGTCCTCCTGATTTATCTAGTGGTTCTAATATATTTACAAACCAAGATGTATCAGGTGGAACTGTAAAGGCTTCTTTTAATTTTGCATTTGACAATCCTGGGCAGTATAAGATATTTGTAGCTAATATGGGATCATTTAATAGCTATAGTCCAAACGGACAGCTAAACGCTGGTTTAGGTACAGAAGCTTCTAACTTGGCTGCGGGTGGAGCTGGTGAAATAAATGGTCAACCTTGGAACTTTAGAGGTTCTACTAGGAGTGATAACCCGATATACGGCATACCAGGTAGATGGAAAAGTCTCAGAGGTGGATCATCAACTTTTAAAAAGAATGGATGTACTGTTATAGCTAGAGAAAATGGTTCTAATACTCAAAATATAAACGCTATAGAAAAAGCGCAGTGTAATATATATGTAGAAGATATAAATTATAGAAATGGTAACTCATTTGTTTTTTACCCATTGCTTCTGTGTACAGATTATTATTCAACAAGGCAAGATGCTGAAGGAAATGCTTTAGCTAATACTTCTGGCGGTGATCCACAAGGTGTTAATGGTATAGAAGTTTTTGCTAAATACGGTCCGCTAAGATATGTAGACAGTTTTTACGAAAGAACAGGCACACCTGGCAATTACTCTTACTCAAAATGGGTGCCTCCGTCTATACCAATAAATGAAGAAGTGTACGTAGCATACGGAACAAATCCAAGTCCACCAGCAGATTGTAATCCAGTACTTACGAGAGATCATGAATACTCTTGCACTTTTGATTTTTCAGTTCCAGACGATAATACTAAAAGTAGAGTTTGGACATGTAAGATAAACGCGTTTGGCGATGTATCCCTGAACGAGCCTAAAACATTATACTATTCAAAACAATAAATAATGCCAGCAGTAATTGAAGTTAAATTTTTTAATACATTTCTTTTAAAGAAAATACCAAGAGCAAACACAACTGGATCTATACCTGAAGGAGAAGGTGTGGATGGTAGATACCCTGTTTACCCAGGTATACCTGAGTGGGGTGTAGATGGATATGTTTGGCCAAATAGTTTGATATCACCCGTAGATGATGTAACTTTAAAAGCGTCTTGGTTTATAGAAGAATCAAGAATAAGAGGTGGATATAATAATAGCATAGTCGACTTAGGCGTTAGAGCTTACGCTACTGAAGATCAAGAATTAAATAAACAAAGATTTAATTCGCTTATATATTCTGGTATATATAATTCTAGAACAGGAGTTAATGACACTAATGTTTTTAGCGTAGGTGAAGCAATAACAAAAAGTTTAGATCCAACAAATGGCTCTATACAAAAAATATATGCAGAAGACACTAATTTAATAATTTTCCAAGAAAACAAAGTAAGTAGAGCTCTTATAGATAAAGACGCTATATATTCTGCTGAAGGAGGTGGAGCTGTTACTTCTTCTAACTTAGTAATTGGTCAAATAATTCCTTATGCTGGACAATATGGCATAAGTAGAAACCCTGAATCTTTTGCTAAGTTTGGGTATAGAAAATATTTCACCGATAGAAATAGAGGTGTTGTGATGAGATTATCTAAAGACGGTATGACTGAAATATCTAGATATGGTATGACTGATTACTTTAGAGATAACTTAGCATTGATATCTGAAGACTGGCAGCTTAAGAAACAATTTTTTGAATTAGATACAAATAATATAAACCCTACAGGACAGCAAGATATTACTATATTTTTAGACGACGATAATTGGCCGGTGCTAGGAGCTGAACTAACTATACTAGATGCTAACAACGTTTTAAATTTTACAGCTTATATAACAAAAATCATACATTTAGGAGGTAATAAGTTTAATTTAGAATTAAATAGAGCAATTCTTATATTATCTCCAGGAGATTATAGAGGTTCTTATTTAAGCTACTATGTAAAATCTAAAATAGTTGGTGGTTATGATATACATAATCAAAACTATGTTTTATCACTACAGCCTAGTCCTAACTACACTGCTGATGAAAATTATAAAGATATTGAAAGTTATGCAACCCTAGCTTTTGATGAAGATATAAATGGTTGGACAAGTTTTTATACTTATAAACCTACATTTATAGATAGTTTAAAAGGTAATTATTATAGTTTTATAGGTAATAGTATTTATAAGCATTATAATTTAGAACCTAATACAAGAAATTTATTCTATGGTTTATATAATGACTCTTTAGTAGACTTTGTTTTTAATCCAAACCCATCTATAGTTAAGAACTTTCAAACTATATCATATGAAGGTAACAGCGGTTGGGAAGTTGATGAGTTTGCGTCTGGCTTTGAAGGAGTGTCTTTAAATATTGATCCTACTTCTTTAACACCGTGGGTACAACACAGGGACACTACAGCTCAAGTACTATCATATGAAGCTGGAAAATATACTAATAATAACATACAGTATAATGCTGGCTTTGCTAGAAAAGAAAATTTATATGTAGCTAATTTAGTTAACAACAGTGA